GTTACGAGATCCGCAACGATGTAGCCCGAGTTCACATCGACCACCACGGTGACGGAGTAGTCCATGCCCACCCCTGATGCGACGTCTGTGCCGGCGACATACCTTCTTGCGGCTCTCGGTTCCTGGTAGATGCTGGCAGGGCCGACGGTCCGCAGCGGAGAAATGCAGTCGTCAGCCATGCCAGCGATGATATCCCGGTCGAATATGGACTGCGCTCTTGGAGGTGCGAGTGCCTCTTGTTCCTCGCCGGGATACTCCTGTTCCATGAACTGCTCGGGGCTCATGCCCGAGAGGTCAATTGCGGGAACGGTGTCGCGGACGCCGGCGTACCACTGTTCCGTCCTGCCGGGCCTTGCGTGCCAGGGAATGAAGATGTTATGCCATCCATTACCCGGTGCCGACCGGTAGATCTCCTTGAACAGTGAGGTCATCTGCCTTTTATTTGACGTTGAGCCCATTATCATCTGGCCCCCGCCGTCGATGGTGGGTTTCACCGCCGCGTAGTTCTGTGCGTGGTACTCGTGGAAATCGGCCTCGTCCTGTATGACGACGGATGCGGTCTCCGAACGGCCCGCATCTTCGGTGGACGGCAGCGCGATTATCTTCGAGTCCTTGGACGGGACCCCTATCTCCGACCTTGAGTCAGGTGAGAGGGGGTGCTGCCACGAAGGGGGTAGATTTTTAAGTATGAACCTCACCTTATCCAGGAGCGAGAAGGCTTCCGTCTGTCCCTTCGAAATCATGAGTACGTTCGTGCCCGGTGAGAACGTAAGGAGCCATGCCGCATATGCTGCCGTGGTCCACGAGAACCCTAGCTGCCTCGCCTTTAATACCGTGATAAGCCTTTTATCCACTATGGCTGTTGCGAGTTCCATCAGGTACGGCCACTTCTGGAACGGGACGGCACCGCCTGACACCCCCGTATGAAGCTGGGACCTCTCGAGTATCTTCACATGGTCGAGGAAGCCGGGCTGGTTTACCGTGGGGTCGTCGCTCTCTATCGGAACAAAGTTCCGCCGTGCGAACTCCTTCTCGAGCCGCCGTACCGCCTCTTTCCTGTGCGCTTCAGGTAGGGCTACCATTTTTTTCCGTGTACCTTAGCAAGGGTCTCCGTGCGTCTTCCATCTCCTTGAACGTCAACATGATGGCCCTGTTCTGACATATAAGGCACACGTCATCTTCATGAAATTTGTTATGATGACCGCACCAGCACTTTTTTCCGGCTTCACCGGAATGAGCATCTTTCTCGAGTAAAGTCACTTTTTCTTACCACCCTTTGCGGGTTTTCGCTTGAGTGGCTTTTTCTTCCCGTAACCGTATCCTTTCGGCATATGAGTCCTCCTGAATAGAGGGGGCATGGAGGGTTGATATGGAATCAAGTAATAAGAAGTCCCCATGCCCCCCTTTAAAAATACTCCAACACCCCGTATTCGAACAAGCCCTTTTCCCCTGTTCCCGGGGTGGGCATTGTTGGTGTCCTGTACTATTTCCCCTCCGTTTCCCCTCCATTTTCCCTCGGTATTCCCTCCGTATTCCCTCCGTTCTGTGGGCCGTATGTTATATTCAGGCAAATCCAATAAAGGTCCGGAACACCTATGAGACTCCCCTTCATGTCCAGAAAGAAACCCCCACATTCCCACTACTGGCTCCTCGACGAGCCCAGCGGACCCATGACAAAGGGGATCTGCATAAACAGCCCGAAGCACGGAATAACCGGCTGCGGCGCAACAAAAGACTTCCCGAACTCCCATGAGGGCTCCGCCTGGCTGACAAAAGCAAGGATAGAGGCGAGCAAGAGAGGAGCAAGCAGGGGAGGTAAGGCAGCAGTGAAGCAACGCCGTGAAAACAAAAAGACGAAGAAGGAGTAAACATGCTGAACATTGATGAGGTCGAGTCGGAAGATAAGGCCCCTAACGGCCTTACGGAGATAATTGCCTGCCTTAACAGGATTGCCTTTGCCCTGGAGGAAATTGCCAATAAGGGAATCCCTGTCCAGCAGACCAGTGCCAAATGCCAGACCGGCAACCATGAATGGTGTGAAGAGGACCAGGAGCCATACGGACGTGAGGCAACGTGGTGGGCCTGCGGTTGCCTGTGCCACAATTAGCGATACCCCCACACTTCCTTCTTCCTCCCCCAACCCTGTAAGGAATGGAAAGGAAGGAACGGGGGATTAAAACTACCCTTTATGCCGATCGTGCCGACATATATGCCGACACTTTGTGCCTGATACGGGCTGTTGACCATGCCGATAAATTAACCCATCATACTGAACACACGGGTCAATACAGGCAATGAAGATAGTGTAAAGGAGAAAATGTAATGGAAGATACGGCTCAAATAAACTGGTTGACGGTCGCTGAATTCAGAAGTCGCTTTCCCCAGGTAGGACGATCCCTTGTCTACGACGCTGTGAAAAGGGGAGAATTGTCCTCTATCAGGATCGGCGGAAAGATTCTAATCCCCGGCGATGCTCTCGACCGCCTTCTGGAAAAACAGAATACCCCCGATTAAGGAAGCGGGCATTGATGTTGTCCTGTCTAACTTAATGCATATCATCTATGGTGTCTGCACGAGGTGAATATATGAAGTTACTGAGAGTCGGGGAATTCGCAGATAGAGTCGGCGTTCACAAGATCACAGTCCAGCGCTGGCTTTCAAAAGACCTGATCCCATTCGCAACACTCCCCTCGGGAGAACGGCGGATCTCATCCGACGTGGTCGATGACCTTTTCGCCCGCGCCGAAGTCTACAAAGAAAGAAAGAAGCAAAGAAAGAAATAGCCGTTTTTATATCCCCTAAAGGGATATATAAAAACGTCATTAGTCCTAGGAACAAAGAGAAAATAAATCCACGCCTAACCGGTACAAATCGGTACAAAACCGGTACAGCTCTAAAGGAAGCGGTGCACTCCCTTCCCTTACAGGGGTCGTGCAACGCGTTCCTCAGTCACAAAGCGGTACAACCGTTACGCACAAAACGGTACAGTACCACTTTAGGGCCTGCACCTTAAAGTACCCAGAAAACAGTGGTAATTTGAAGTTTCACCAGGATCTTGGAAATCAGGGACTCCAGTCGAATTTACGCAGAATTGAAGAATGCAGAGGATAGCGACGGCAAGACCAGATTGTAGATATTATTGGTTGGAGGTTGTAACTTCCCAGAAAAGACAGGCGGGGGCCGTCACGGTTCGCGCTGTCGAGATTCCAAAATGACACCCATAAATTCCTCGAGGTCTACCGGGCGGTGTAAATTCCAATGTCAGACCTGGAATTCTATGGATGCCTAGCTATCAGCCTATGCCCTCCGCTATTCATCGCCTACTTCGTGGAATTGTCCCTCTATCGCTTGCGGATGCTTCGCTTCGTTCAATGCCTGGATTAACTCATTACTGTCAAGGGATTGAATCGCGTGGTCAATCGTTCCCTGTAGCTCGATAGACTTACGATCATATACATGGCCTGTTAACTTTCCGATATCAGTTATGCAATTCCTAGCGGCATTCCAATGCTTAGACTTCATAGCTCCATCTATAACGTCGAGATACCGATTAATTAACCATGTCTCATTAATATCTATTTTTTCGCGTTTTTTCGCCTGTTTAGCAAGGTTTTTAGCCTTATAACGTGCAATCTGAGCGGAGACCTTAACATTCTTTAACAGCCTATTAACACCTGCATACAGGCTGTTATCACTCGTAGCGGTATAGCCTGAATCCTTGTATGCCTGGATATGATCTCCGCCATTGTTAATGTAATTATCAATAAATAACTGTTGCTTAGGCGTCAAATTGTTATCTTCCATAACAACACCTTAACAACATAAACATCAATTTATAAATAGAGTACGTTTTAGGGTTGACAATGTATTTAGAGGTATGATAAGGTCTTTTTAGGTTAAAAAATATTCAAGTAGAGGGGAACAAATGGCCACACAAAATTGTAAAGATTGCGGGGAATACATAGACGAGGCCAATTTCATAACAGAAGATGGGTATAGTTTTTGGGTTCAATCCGACGGCACAGTAAATGACACACCCGACGGTATTAATTTTGATATGTCTTGGAATTCAGTTGATGAATTCCTGCAAGATATGGACCTGGAAAATATCTACGTTATAGGCCAAATTGATGATGGAATTAACAATATAACAAGTGAAATCCTAGGAATACAGGGACGGCACATTGAATGTGATTCACCTA